ATTATACGTTATTCGTAAGATATCGTACAGGCGGTGGAATTAATTCCAATCTTGGCGCACAAACATTGACACAACTTGGTGGATATGCAATGAGAGTAGTGGGTTCACGTTCAGATTTCAATCAAAGTGTACAAAGAAGTTTAAAAGTAAGCAATCCTATTCCTGCTATTGGCGGTAATGACGGATTAAGTGTAGAACAAATCAGGGAGTTAATAAAATATAATTTCAGCAGTCAAAGCAGGGATGTCACACTTACTGATTATTTATTACAACTTTATAAAATGCCGGGACAATATGGTTCACCTTTCCGTGCAAATGCATTTAAGCTAAACAATAAAGTCGTAATATCAATGCTCGGTATTGGTAGTGATGGTAAGTTATCGAACACAAGTAATACTTTGTTAAAAAATAATATTGCTGAATACCTTACCGAATTTCGAATGATAAATGATTACGTTGAAATTAAGGACGGTAAAATTTTTAATCTGGCTTTCGATATTGACGTATATGTGGAAAACATTGCCGATAATCAAATTGCTAACAGTATAATTACTTTGGTCAGGGACTATATGGATATCAATAATTATCAAATGGATGAAAACATTTTTCTTGGACCACTTCAACGTGAAATACTTACAGCAAATGGTGTTATTAACGTAATTGACATTAAAGTTTATAATAAAGTTGGCGGTCAATATTCAAATAACGTAGTATCACAGGAAATTCTCAATACTGCAACAGGCGAAATTCAGATAATTAATAATACTATTTATGCAACTGAAGATTCGATGTTTGAAATTCGTTACCCAGAAAAAGACATAAGGGTGTTCTTACGTAAATCAGTAGTTTAATCAATGAAAAAGTTATCAACAGATGAGTTTATTAGAAGAGCAAAAAGTATTCATAAAAATAAATATGATTACTCTAATAGTGTATATGTAACTGCGAGAAATAAAATTAACATAATTTGTCCCGAACACGGCATTTTTTATCAAAAACCACACGACCATTTATATGGCAGTGGTTGTCAAAAATGTGCAGGATTAAATAATAAAACAAATGACGAATTCATAAAAAAATCAATAGAATTATTTGGCGATAAATTCGAATATAACAAAACCAATTATGTTAGTTCTCAAAAACACGTAATTATTACATGTAAATTGCATGGCGATTTTAGTGTAACACCAAACAATCATTTATCAAAAAAACAGGGTTGCCCTATTTGTAAAGAATCAAAGGGTGAAGAAAAAATTGGAAAAGTGCTGTGCGAAAAAAATATTTTGTTTGTTAGAGAAAAAACGTTTCAACATTGTGTTGGGAAAAAAAGAAAACTTCCATTTGATTTTTTTCTGCCCAACCAAAATTTGATAATTGAATATGATGGTAGGCAACATTTTGAAGTTGTTGATGCTTTTGGTGGAAAAGATGGCTTTGATGTAATTCAACAAAACGACAAAATAAAAAATAATTTTTTAGCTGAAAACAATATTGATTTGGTGAGAATCTCATACCATCAATATAATGATATTGAGAATATTATATGTGAAAGGGTTTTGTAGTGGAATTCATAAAGAAAAAAATATATCGAATAATGACAACGGGAGCAACTGCTCCGTGTTCGTATAGAGACCCAGAAACAGGAGTTCTTATAACTGGATGTACTGCTACAACCAAATATCTTATTCCTAATACTGGTGTCACATATTACGTTAAATTCTGCCTTACACAGGATGCACAGGACATTGGCTTTTTCGATGCATATATGCTCGATAGTGGTTATACTTATATTCAACTTTCTGGCGCAACAAGTGCAATTACTGAGCAAAATATTCGAAAGTTTGAGCAGGTTTTAAGCGGGGGGACAACTCTTGCAGCAAGCGGATTGGTACAATTATACGATAATGGTTACATCACAGGCACGACAATAACACCCACATATATAACAATTACGGGACATTCATCAAGTCGACTTGTAGAATTACGTAAATATGTTATATCGGGTACAACAGCACAAATATATGTAACTGGTGGTACTTCTGTGACCGATGGCATAGTTTTGTCGCAATCAACGGGAAACACAATCGTTTATTTTCTTGGTGGAATTCGATATGTTGATACTTTCACGGGATATACATCGGGAACAACATTTACGTTTATAGGTCAAGGTTTAAGCAATCCGAATTTCATCAACAAACCAATATATAAAGACATGAATAAAGAAAACATCATCAGTAATCCAAAAATTTACAATGATGTATTTATAGTAAGACAAGAAGTTTCTGCATTTGACGGAAATTATAGGCTGGAATACATACAAAGTTTAGTTGATTTGACGACATATGCAGGCGGTAATTTCTTTAATATAGTTAATAACACATAATTAATACTTAAAAAATGGCAATTGGAACTTTTGGAGTTGTTCGCCCAGCAGATGTTAGTATCGATGATATTAGCATATACTATAATTTTACCCCCAACAGGGAAACTCTTAATACTACAGTATTACCTCTGACACCATCAGAAGTTCTGTCATATAATACACTTCCTATCAATGAGCAAATAGCCAATAGCGAAAACCTTTTAGAAGGTTTATATAATCTCAAATTACCTGCAACAATTTTTAATCAGTTGGGTATTTACACGATTTACATTAAGCCAAAAATATATACAACGGTGGTTATTGACTGTAGTGTATTATCATCGCTTCCAAGCGTTAAAGGAATTGTTTTGGACTTGACAACATTGCCTGCACCATTACAAGGAAATAATGCTTTGCAGGGATATAGAGTAGAGTATATAAATCAAGACAGTACCCAAACCAAACTAAGAAATGTTGTAAGGTATGTGGCAACTGCAAATAAGGTAGTTCCAATTAGTCAAAACGTAGGAAACACAAACCAAAAATCAATACAATATCGTTTTGATGACTCAGGTACATTACTTTTCTTACAATTGACTCCAAGCAGCTCATCAGATGTTAAACCAAATGTTTTGCCATTTATTGGTAATCCGGGGCAAACAATCATATTATCAAATACTTTCTTTTCGCCCATAGTAATAGAAATTGATATGGTTCAGAATACTATAGATACTCTTGCTAATATACTTGCAGGTAATCAGGTTAAAGACGTTCAGAAGGGCATATTAACTTATTATGATGCAAATGGTGCAATTACTGACCAATTTAATTTATTTGAAATTAAGGATGATGTTAGCGATGTTCCATTATTTGAAGTAAAACAAGTAAGGACCAACATAGACCAAACACAGAATTTCAATAATGTCATAGCTGATATTCAACAGTAAAAAATAAAATCATCATACGAAAAAATCCCAATGTAAACGATTGGGATTTTTTTTATTATCGTATTTATAGTAAAATGTAAAGATTGTGGCAAAAGTAAAAGTAGTAGGTACTAATCTCGACCAGAACTTAAACGGTATAAATTTTAATAACACAGCATCCGAAACTATATTTCAATTTGGTAGTTTTACTGTTACATCAAATTTTAGCGGTAGAATATATATTAATTATACAAATACTTTAAGTTCTTTTGTTCGTCCAGTTACTTTGGAAACAATGGGTCTCAATAACACACAATCTTCCGTAATACATGACTATCAAACAAATGCAACACTAAATCTCGACAAATCAAATTTAAATACATTTGTAAGATTCGGTTCAACTTACGAATTTTTCAGAGTTTCCGTACAAAAAATTATTTTAGGCTATCCCGGAAGTCTTTTTGTTAATACTAATGCAGTTCCTGGCGGTAATCAGACCTTTAATAGCTATATTTATAATTCCGCTACAGACATAACCACTATTCAAATACCAACAGTAATTTCTTCATATAATGTGGTTCAAAATACATTCGGCTTAGTTTTCAACCAAGGAAACGTGAGCGAGCCAAATGATATGGCAATTTCTAATTTAAATTTATCATATGATAAATATGTAGTATGGTCAACATATGACCTAAATACCGAATATCCTGTAATTGGTTTTACGGGTGACACTGCTGGCGTTACATATATTACAATAAAAACACGTGGTAATCCATTTTGGTTTAATACTGGTAGTACAAATAGAATTAGTTTTCATATTAAGCCAAGCAGTTTTATTTTCGAAGAATATAGGTCATTATTAACAAGTTATGAGCAATATATTATTTCACAAAGAGTCGGTGGAATTTCAAGCGGTTTTCAATTTATAATAAATGACCCAACACTTATGGAAGACGGTAGTATTAGTTATGCTACTACAACCATGTTATGGACTACAAGTGACGGATATAATATTGATATCAACGATACTGAATATCAGAACTTCTTAACAGCATTACTTGCCATTGGCAGTAAATATGACTCAGTAAAAACAGATTTAATTGCAAGGTTTTTAACCCCTACCTCAATTAAAATATATGACCTTACAGAAGACGGTAAAATGACAAAACTATTGAGGGTATATGGTTGGGAATTTGACCAATTGAGAAAATTTATTGATTCTCTCGTTAATATCAACACAGTAACATATAATAAACTCAATAACATACCCGACCAATTAGTAAGCAATTTAGCAAGAACATTTGGTTGGAATTATTTTAGTTTAGTTAATGAAAACGAATTAGTTCAGAACTTCTTGAGCATAAATAATGTTGAGAGAGATTTGACTACAGATTTTATGCCTGGTGAAGTTAATATTGAACTTTGGCGAAGAATTTTGATGAATGCAAACTATTTCTGGAAATCAAAAGGCACAAGAGAAGCAATAAAATCAATTTTTTTGCTTATTGGCATTCCAGAACCTTTCATCAATATAACCGAATACGTATATACTGTTGGAGGAAAAATCAATCCAAATACAGTACCATTCACCACAGCAGATTTTCCAAATAATTCTCTGCCATACGATAATAGTGGATATCCCAAAGCACCGATAGAATCACCAACTTTTTATTTTCAAATTAGTGGTGACACCGATAGTGGACAAGCATACATGAATAACTTTCGTAAGGCAGGATTTAGTCTTACACAAATCGTTGATAACAAAAAATCTTGGATACAGACGGGAGCAACAACAAGAATTCATTATGATACTCCACAGTATGTTCAGCAAGACAGTAAATTGGTATTGAATACCAAAGAAGTTGATGTTGCACTTGACACTGCAAGGGGTATTGAATATGATGTTTATAACTATATTAATACGGTAGATTTTCCCGCTAATTCAAGCGGATATACTCTGCCTTATTCATATATTAACGTATCTTTAGGCTATACTGGTGCACAAAACACATTTACACTTCCTACACCATATAATAAAACCGAAGGTACTCTGGAAGTTCGTTTTAATGGTATTTTATTAAATGCACCGACAGAATATAGCGGTGCTACTGGTCCAATATATAATGATTTATCGCATGCAGATTATAGTGTTACAGGTAATAGCTTTACTATACTAAACGGTAATTATGCACAAAATTTGGGAAACCGAAGGGATGTTATTCAAGCAACATTTATTTATTCAGGTGGTAGCCATCCAGTTACTGGAATTACTGTTGAATATATTGTAACAAGAATCAAGCCGAATTTAATTGGAACAACAATTCCATTGCCAAGTTATCCACGTGGTGATGTACAGGTAACAATCAATGGTATTGCCTTAACAAAAGGTACACCACAATTTGTTGCTGACTATATTGTTGACCCAAATAATTCAATAAGCGGTCAGAGTAATATTATCATTCAGAATCCAGAAATTATTGCATATCTCGCAGCAGAACCTAATATACAAGTGGCATATGTTCATGTCTTAGGTAGTAATGAAATAAATGCACGTAGTGAAGTTGTAAGGGTAGATAGCTTTAACTCAGGTAAAGTTTATTTCAATGTCTCAGCAAACAAGTACGTCTATAAAATGAATTATAGGGCAAATCAAGCATCTGACATCAAGGTACTTGTAGATGGTATTGCATTAGAACCATATAAAGATTATGACATAAATGTATTGAATAAATACGAAGTATTTTTGCCAAGCGGTATTAGATATGGTTCAGTAATAAGCGTATATTATCTTGTGGCACAAAGTTCATATTTTAATCCAATTATAAGTGATGTTTTTGGCGTAGGTGATATAAGTAAATTATCGTTTCTCGAATTTATCGAATTAATTCAAAGAAAATTGATTAACGTAAGAACAAGAAAAATTGTTTCAGATTATAAGGGCGGCTGGTATCCAGCATTGCTTAATGTTTATATGCAGTATCTTAAAAGAAGTTTATTGCCCGAAAATGACCCATTACACTCAAACGGCTATACTTTTGAAAACTTATATCCTTTCTTGAGCAAATACAATTCATTCTTTCAAAAATTTGTTGATGAATTGCTGTCTGCAACAATTATATTAAGACAGGGTGGCTTATTGATTAGAAATACGGTCTTCACCAAGCAAAAATTTATGTATAAAAGGGGTGTAAATCTTTACTCTGGTAATTCTACTACAATTGACATGAGAAATATGCCGATTGTTCAATATTTGGGCGATGATGGCAGTATGTTTATGATTCATCAACAAGTACAGCAACCGCAACCCATACCACCAACATTCTATGTTGATACTATATCTGGTACGACTGGAATCGGTAGTATTATTAATACTGGTGGTATGAATATACAAAACTACAATCTTCTTACATCATATGGAGTACAGTATAGGTGTAATCAATTAGACCCGTGGTCATGCGTATCAGAACTTGGTGCACCGACTGTAGATAATTACAGTATGTCGATAAATGGTTTATTAGAAAACACCACATATACGTATCAAGCATTTGTATTGTCCGGACCAAATTTTGCACTTGGACAACTTTACAGTGGAACTACATTGGCAACACCAATTATTCCGGGATTATTTACTAAATTAGGTACTGCAAGTGCAACCACAATTAATAGTGGTGGCATTGCAATAACAGGTGGAAGCAGTGCAAGCTGGTATGGAATGCAATATAGAGTACTCAGCGCAGTAACTTATAGCATTCAAGTGAATCCAATTGTTTTAAATGTTCTTAATAGCGGAGCAACACAATGCGTTTATATAACTGGCGATTCATGGAATTGTTATACTGTGACATGTAGTGTTCCTTGGATTTTAACATTGCCATCAAATCATGGCACTCCTTCACCAACAGGAGCACTGAGTCAAATTACTGCTTGTGTAAATATTGGTGTAGCAAGGTCGGGTATTGTATGTTATACACCATTGACTGGTTCAACAAAATATGTTACAGTTAATCAAGCATGTGGCGTATCGCCATATAAAGCAGTAAATTTCTTATGCTGTGAAGGTGGTTATAGTTGTGAATTATGCGCATTTAGTATAGGTGCATTGGCTACCCAACCTCCAATGTCAGCAGGTGAAACATACAATACAACATTTAATTGGAACATGCGAAAACCAATTACTTCATGTGCGCCAGAATTGGTTTCTGTTGAACTTACATGTAATGGATTTACTGTTGGTAGTTGCAGTTGTGGTTCAAAAGGAGCATTAAATTGTACAGGTACATGGGGTCCCTTTACTGTTCATTATGGTGATGTATTTAATGCATTTGCATGTGCAAGAGCCGAAACAATAATTGGAACGTCAAGTAGTGCATCAGTAGCAATTTTTAGTGTTGTAAGCGGTAATGGTTGCTTCTGTCTTGGTGAATATCCATACATGATGTCAGTATATGCGCAAACATGTAGCACATGTACACCGCCACTTGGACCAATAATTGAAGTATAATATTAAGTATTTATAAATAAAATAAAATGCCAGGACCTTGGATAACAACATCACTCACTGCAGGACCAATTACAGGAACTACTTACAATTTTACAATTCCCAATTTAACTGCAAGCACCATATATGAATATCGTTCATATATGATTGTCTGTGGTGTAGAATATTTTGGCAATACACTACAAATTGCAACATCTGCAACACCAGTTCATTTACCAACAATTAGTACTTCTGCAGTTACTTCTATAGGGCAAATAAGTGCAATGGGTTGTGGCAATGTGAGTTCTGATGGCGGTGCAAGTGTTACAGCACGTGGTAGTGTTTGGAATACTGCACCAAATCCAACTATTGCAGGTTGTCATACTGTCAATGGTAGCGGAATTGGCTCATTCAGCAGTTTGTTAAGCGGATTGACTTTAAATACAACATATTATACTCGTGCATATGCTACAAATACTCAAGGAACTGCATATGGTAATGAAGTGTCATTTATAACACTATCACCATCACAGCTTTATTTTGCTTCAGTAGATTTAGTAAATGACAATGTTATAATGGGAGTAGATAATCATGTTGCAGGCAATATATATTCAATTACTTTCTATTATAATGTTAATGCAAACAGTGATGTTGGTTCAGGAAACCCAGGTGACCAAAGCCAAGGACACGCTTGGTTAGAAATGACTACTGATGGTATTACATGGACTCAAGTAGCTGATATATGGTCATACGCACATGGACCAAATGGTAGCGATAGTCAATTTATTAGTGGCTATACTACAATTACTAATATTAGTGTTGTTGGCAACGTTAAGTTCAGAGGCGGTTGGAATCTTGAATATAGCAGTTATAATACTGCAAGCGGTGGATACTCTGTTGTTATTACTGGTGTAAATGGTATTGCAAATATAAAATGCAACAATAGAGCAACTGCTGGTGGTACTGATGCAACGCCATTATTGGATTGTACAATTTAAAATTATTATTATTAGTATTTATAATTAAAATCAGAGAAAATGGGATTTATTGATAAAAAAGACCCTGTAGTATTAAACATTAAATTAACCACTTGTGGTAGAGAACAATTATCCACAGGTAGTTTAAGTTTTAGCTATTTTGCTATTGGCGATAGCGAAATTGACTATTCTTTTACTTCTCAAGTAAATGACCAAATGACAGCATTGGGTCAATCTGGCTATACACCATTTTATTCTTCAATATTGCAACCTGCAGATGTAAATCCACAAATAATATCATTCATACCAAAAAATATATCGGGTACGCCATATAACATTATACCAAGTGTGCCACAATCAACATATATTGTTACAAATCCCGTTGACCCAATTGGATTTTTTACAAATACAACAGGTAATAGTTTCACGTTTATTGTAGATAGTAATCACGTTAAACAGCCGGATGCAATGGTAAATATGAACACAGTTCAAGGCGGTACGGCATTACACTTATTTCAAGCACCCACATATGGTACAAGCGGTAATGAGCCAGCAGTAGGAGATTTACTTTTAGTTAAATGGACACTCAATGCCGATACAATAGGATATTCGGGAAACACATTACAGCCAACGCCATATTTGTTTTATCAAATCAGCGCAATTACATCAGGCTCTTTAGCAAACAATAATCTTGTCGTTCAAGTTGACAGGGAATTACCTGACTTTGGCGGTATACCAACTGTAAGAGCAGGTGCTATGGTTTATTATAATTTTATAAATTATAGTGGTAATACGATTTTCAACGATACTCCGACAGATTATATGGACGAAAGTGTATTGACTTTCTTAAATAATAGCCAGTGTCCTACAGTAATATTTCCATTTTGGAATATGACCATTATTTTTACTGATGAAATTGCGGGAATTTTAACTGGAACAACTTATAGAAAATTTACTCAATTTAACAGTAGAACATATGGTGGTTTTGTTTCTTATATTCAGAATCAATCGCCTGTTTTGAAAAAACTTGGTGTAATTCATTATACTAATCCATCACCCGCTAATGTTTATGGTGAAGGATTTTATTTAACTACACCTGTGTTAAACATCCCGACAATTATGTGGCATAAATCAACAGGAACTACATTAGGCGTTACATTAAAAGCAATTGGTTCTCCACAACTATTAACCGGATTAACAAAATCATTAGATTTGGAATATTATGATTTGGCTGACCCAGATGGTAATATTGTAGGTAAAGTTTTCACCGACTTAAAAATATTTGTAATTGAAGACCAAGAATTACTTTTTGCAATGTCATATAAATCAAACAGGTCATGGACATTACCAAATTATGTTATCAGCAATAATCCAATAGTACAATACTGCCCACCAGTATAAAATATAAATAAATTATGGCAAACAACTATACAATATTTACATCATATCTTTTAACGTCTTTAAGTGGTTATAGTACTGCAATTCATTGTAATTATATAAATTCTGTACAATTTCAAGCAGATAATCCATATACCAATAACATTAATTTGTTTTTCTCTGGTGGAAGTAGCGATTTTAAATTTTTAAGCACTGACATCACTTCAGGAACAGGATTTACAGTAAATAAATTATTTATATTAATTCAGTTGGTTAGCGGGACAACGAATGTTAAACCCGATGCATCACAATGGAAAATCGTTGAAATAACCGGATTTACAGGAATTATAACGCCAACCCAATTAACAAATAAAACATTTAATATTTCATTATTAGATTATACTGGTTTTACTGCATATACATTAAATAATGCTATTCCTGGCTTATTATATCCTTCAGCATTACCGGGTGATGACGATAAATTGTGCTTTGGTGATGAAATATATTTCTTTGGCAATGTTACTACACAAATACATGCGGATGTCTTTACAACAAATCTCTCACTAATAATGAATCTTGGTGACTTCAATTCGTCTACTAATTCAACATGGGACGGGCAGTCAGTATTTGCATCAGAAATCGGAATATATGATACAAATATGAATTTAGTCGCAATTGGTAAATTTAATGACCCAGTAGAAAAAAATGGTAACATATCAAGGACAATTTTATTTGCAATTGATTTTTAATTTTAAAATAATCATAAAATTTTATATTTTTTTATAGTTTCTTAGTATTTATTATAAATTAATGAATAAAAAATTTATAATAATATGGGTAAAGTGTACATGGACGAAGAAACTAAGCCAAAATCTGTCATAATTGATGGAGAACTTCACAACAAGTTTAAAAGTTTATGCAAAAGCAAAAGCATGAAAATTGGTGGTGTTATTGAAGACCTCATTAAACTATATATTAATGACCCTAAGAGTCTTCAAAAAATGATTGACGAACTAAAGGAACGTTCTGTAATTGTTAACAGAGTTACTGGCGAGCGAGTAGAATTAAAATAATTATGGAAAAATACATTTGGTCTTTAGATGTTTCAACAACTAATGTTGGCTGTGCGCTTTGGAGTGCCAACGGCAAATTAATCGAACTCAAACATCTTTTGTTAAAAACCGATAAAGAAACTGCCATTGATGATAGAGACATTCAAAAAGCCGAAGTCTTTAAAGAATATTGTATTGCATATAAAGAAAGAATTGAGCAAGAATTAAACGGTGAAATCATACATGTGTTTGTTGAAGCACCACTTTCAAACACTCCGAAAAATATTAATACAACGGCATTGCTATTGGGATTCAATGGTATTGCCAGGTATATTCTTTGGGAAGTATTCGATATAATGCCAACTAAAATAAGTGTGTACGACAGTCGAAAATTGTTTTGTCCCGAATTAATTCATGTTACCAGAAAAAAGAACAGAAAAACAGGCGAAATAGAAGTAATTGAGACAGTTAGCTTTCCAGAAAAATATTTAAAAGAAAAAAAGTTGTATATCTGGGAAAAAGTTGCTAAATTAGAACCCCAAATTGAATGGTTTTATACCAAGAATAACACATTGAAAGACATGTGTTTCGATATGAGCGACTCATATTGTGTAGGTATTGCCGGACTGAAGACTTTGGGTATTTTGAGGTAATGAAGTATATTTATCTAATTCAATCATTAGAAAACGGGTATTATAAAATAGGAATTTCGAAGCATCCAACCAAAAGATTGCAACAATTGCAGACTGGCAACGCATCGCCATTAAAACTCATTGATACATATCATACCGAACATGCCAATAAAATTGAGCATGCATTACAACGTAGATACAGCCATTTTAATAAGGAAGGTGAATGGTTCGACTTATCCATATCTGAAGAAGTCGCATTTAAAGAAGTGTGCCGAAAAATCGAAGAGACAATAGTATTTCTTAAAGCAAACGGAAATGTATTTATATAAAAATCCTTGTGTTTCCGATTTTTTTGTTATATTTTTGACGGCAATATCAAATAATTTCATCTAATATATAAATTATGTCAATAAAAGGCAAACGAATAGACAAAGCAGTAGAAATCATTAATTATGCAATCGAAAATCACATATCAGTCAGAGAGGCTTCCAGAAGTAAAGGATTTGACTACACTTATGTGAAGAACGTAAAAGCAATTGTTCTTGACCTTTATAAGAATGATGCAATCTCCGAAGAACTTTTTGATAAGTTTAATACAGCCTACGCCAAATATAAAGAAAGTGGTAAGGGTAAAGCAGCACAAATCAATCTCGACATTACAGAATCTAAAGAAAAACCAGTTGACCTTCCTAAAATAAGTGAAGGCGAAAAAACTACAATTTCTGGAAGTCCCGATGGTGAAGAAGCCACAATTGAATGGACATGGAATCAAAACTATCCACCCGACCACATTAAAACTCTTGATGAACTCCTTGAAGTATGTAAAGTTGACTTAGAACTTTGGAAAGTCAATGATTATATTGTCAATAAATGGGATGTTACTTCATGGAAGTCAGGCGAACCAATAACTATTCAGAATTTCCAAGTTAAAGCACGTCTTGGAAGAAATAAAGTTTATTTCAGAGAAACTAAAATCGGTGAAGCATTTATTGAAATGGTACAAGATTATGTACCACCAGTGCTTGATTGGACTCCCGAATATCCTAAAACACCAGACGAAAATAATCTTTTTGAAGTTTCAATATTTGACCTGCACATCGGTAAACTCGCATGGGGCGGTGAAACATTTGAAAACTACGATGTTAAAATTGCTCGTCAGAGATTCTTAGCAACAATGCAGACACTCATTCAGAGAGCAAGCGGATATCAGTATTCTCGTATACTTTTTCCCGTAGGTAATGACTTTTTCAACTCAGATACAATCCTTAATACAACAACCAAAGGTACACCACAAGACGAAGATTTACGTTGGCAAAAAACTTTCAACGTTGGCGTGAGATTACTTGTTGATGCAATTAATATGTTAAAACAAACTGGCGTACCCATTGACGTAGTTGTAATTCCGGGTAATCATGACTTTGAACGTAGTTATTACATGGGTGCATACTTGGAAGCATGGTTTAATCAAGATTCACAGGTTTGTGTAGATAATGGTGCTTCTCCAAGGAAATATTATAAATTTGGTAAGGTTCTCCTTGGTCTGACCCACGGTGGTGAAGAAAAAGAAGTTTCATTACCAATGCTTATGGCAACGGATATTGAGGCAAAACCTTATTGGAGCGAAACAGTTTATCACGAATGGCATTTAGGTCACATACATAGAAAGCGTAACGTAAACTATGCAATACTTGACAGAAAACGTACTGTTAGTGAAGACTTAGGTGTTACAGTAAGATATCTTTCAAGTCTCACAGGTACAGAAGAATGGCATCACAAAAAAGGATTTGTCGGAGCAATTAAAGCCGGAGAAGGTTTTATTTGGAATGATGAAGCAGGTCTTATGGCACACCTAAATTCGAACTTAATAATTAAGTAAATTATCATAATTAAATAAAAACTCGTATCAAAAGTGCGAGTTTTTTTGTTTTTTATAGATTTTTATAAAATTTTACAGTATTTATAGAAAAATTATAAAATTTATCCGATATGGCAAAAAGTACCAAGCAATTAGTTAATTTGGCAAAGGGAGTAAAGAAAGTTACTCCTGTCAAGAAAGAAGTAGTACCAGAAAAAGTACTTACTCCAGCAGAAGAAAGAGATATTAAAGCAAAAGAAGTAGTTAAAGAACTCTTAAGTGACAGTGATGTTGATTTGACTCTAACACCAAAACCTAAAGAAGACCTTCTTGAAGTAGAAGAAGAACCAACGGGTAGCGATATATGGCTTCAAGAACAAGTAGCTGCACTTACAAGTGAAAACCAATTACTTAAAGGCGAATTAGAAGTAATGAAAGTTGATTTTCAAAAAATGCTTAATGAAAATCAACGTGTTAAAAGCGGTGCGGGTGTTCAGAATGATGGTGAACTGAAAAATGGTATATTGACAATATTCCATGAAATTCAGTCAAATTATATGAAAAATCCTGGACTTACTCCTTATGGAACACCAAATTTTGTAATTGTTCCACCTGCTTTCTTGAACAGATTAATAGTATATTTTCCGTTCTTACAGAAAGAAAAAAGATTCTAATTTCGATTAATATATATGATTTGCCTTAAAACCTTTGTTTTGAGGCAAATTTTTTTTATATTTGTCAGTATGAATAAAATATGCTCAAAACGTAAATCACCAAATTATTGGACTAAGGAAAAGTGCCATGAAGAAGCACTTAAATATAACACGAGAAAAGAATTTAGCCAATACTCTAAAACTGCAGCTCGATTATCAATTAAAAATGGATGGAATGATGAGATTTGTTCACATATGATAAGATTAAGACCGAAAGCTATTCATTGGACTAAAGAAACCTGTCATATTGAAGCCTTAAAATATACATCAAGGTCAGAATTTTGTACTAACAGTCATGGTGCATATAATTGGGGATTAAGAAAGGGTATTTTAGATGAAATATGTGCTCACATGATACCAATAAAAAAACCAAGTGGATATTGGACTAAAGAAAGGTGTTATGAGGTTGCATTGAAGTATAAAACAAAAAATGAATTTATTATAAATGAAAAGAGTGCATATTGGGCTGCAAGAGAATATGGGTGGTATGATGAAATTAATTCTCATTTTGTTAGTAGAAATTGGACAATAGAAAAATGCCAAAATGTAGCGTTAAAATACAATACAAGAGCAGATTTTATTAAAGGTTCGCATCGAGCCTATGATTATGCGCAAAAAAATAATTTACTTGATGTCGTGTGTTCACACATGACAGAAGGAAATAAACCACTTAATTATTGGAATAAAGAAAGATGTTATGAAGAAGCATTAGAATGTAAAACAAGAAAAGAATTTTATCAGAATCATTCATCCGCATATTCTTCGGCATCTTTAAATGGATGGCTTGATGAAATTACCACACATTTTAAAAGAATTGGAAATTGGGTATTTAGGTGCGTATATGCGTATGAATTTTCAGATAATTTTGCCTATATTGGTTTAACGTATAATTTAAAAAAAAGAGATTTATGTAGAAAAACAAATAAAAAAGATGGTGTTACCAAACACATAAATGAAACAAAATTACAACCCACTATAAAACAATTAACAGAATTTATTCCCATTGATGATGCAGCTAATTTAGAAAAAGAGTACATAAAAAAATATCGTGAGAATGGATGGAATATGTTAAATATTAAAAGAGGTGGCGAAACGGGCGGTGGTCTGGTGGTTTGGACATTTGAAATGTGTAGGCAGGAAGCATTAAAATATAAAACAAGAAAAGATTTCTATACGAATAGTCCTAAAGCATATAGTGCTGTTTGTAATCATAAATGGCATAAAGAAATAACGGGGCACATGTCAACAAATATATATGATAAAAAAAAGTGCCGTGAAATCGCACTAACATGTAAGTCAAGAAAAGAATTTTGGGAAAATCATCCCGGTGTTGCCGCATCAGCTAAAAGAAATGGTTGGTACGATGAAATTACTATGCATATGAAATATATAACTAAACCTATTAATTATTGGACAAAAAAAAGATGCCAAGAAGAAGCATTAAAATATAAAAGAAAAGTGGATTTTATGAGAGGTTGTTCTGGTGCATATAGTGCCATTAAAAAAAATGGTTGGCTTGATGAAATTACCTCACATTTTGAGTTTAAAAGAAATTATTGGACTAAAGAAAAATGCCAAGAAGAAGCATTAAAATATAAAAGAAAAGTAGATTTTCGGAGAAATTCGAGTAGTGCCGTTGCTTTTGCTGATAGAAATGGTTTCTATATTGAAATTACTTCGCATATGTAAAATAATGTTTTGTTTTGTGGCAAATTTTTTTTATATTTGTCGTTATGATTCGGGGGCAAGAGTTTCACGCTATAGTCCAGAACATCTTTGTCGATGTTAAAGGCTTTCAACAATCTGAGCAGATACAGGTTAACTGTCCTCATTGTCAGGAAAGAGAGGGTCTGGCTTATCCCGATGGAAAGTTCAATCTCGAAATCAATACGGCAAGAAGAAAATTTCGTTGTTGGAAGTGTGATGAACCTAAGTTTAGTGGTTCGCTGAAAAAACTTGTGTGGATGTTTGGAACATCTATTGATTATGACCTTTATAAATCATATGCGGCAATTTATCCCGACTATGAGAATGAAGAAGGTGATGAAAAGGAATATGTTGCTGTAAAACTTCCTGAAGAAATGATTTTATTTAGTCAAATGGATGCTTTAAATCAAGACCATTTTGATGCATATAACTACATGATTAATGACAGAATGATATCAAGAGATATAATTTTAAAATATCGGCTTGGTTTTTGTACTACAGGTAAATATGAAAAAAGAATAATTATACCGTCATATGATAAAAATGGCGAAGTAAATTACTTTGTTGGAAGAAATTATGATATTGCAAATAAAAGAAAACACCCCTATGATAACCCTAAGTCCGATAAGGACAGGATTATCTTTAATGAGGGGTTTGTAAATTGGGACTCTACTGTATACCTTGTTGAAGGTGCGTTTGAAATGCTGTCATTCCCTGTTAACATCATTCCGATGTTGGGTAAGACGATATCAACCACATTATTTTTAAAACTGAAAGAAATGAAACCTGATGTAGTTGTATTGTTAGACCCGGATGCCTACAAAAATGCAATTGAACTTTAT